CGTGGTACTTCTGCGTCGCCTGGATGACCCGCTTCATTTGGTTGTGGTGCACCGATAGGTACCCGATAACAACCCGTTCGTTATACCCGTGCGGCTGAATGCGCGTGCCCAGAAGCCCACGCTCTTCCAGACTTTCCACGTGGAAAGCTGTGTTGCTGTGCGCCGTTGAGGTGGCGTAGGCAACTTCACCACCACCAAAGATCAGGAACGCGGGTAGCTGCACACCAGCCAGCGTCACCCCAACAGGCAGCTGCACAAAGAAGTCCAGCGCGTCGACGGCGGCGCCACTCGCCAGTCTGTACAACTTGCGATCCTGCAGCAACGGGTACAGACTGTAGGCGTCATCGAACGCGACGGGGTATTTACTGGCTGATAGAATTTCCGCCATTCAAGATACCTCCGTAAAGCGGCGCTAGTTCCGTGATTGAGTGCGGCGGAAAAAGCATAGCATCAATGTAAGCGGCGGCGTGATCGCACAGAATAGCGGACTCAAACGAGTCCATGCCACCATTGATTGAAATGGCCACAGTGGTCTCGTCGGCCAATAGACAGATGGACTCGTTGGGTTCCATCGGAAAGTACATAATCTCATTGCGGAGTTGGCCCAGCAGGGCCTCACTGCGGATGAGCATGGCAGCCCGCCTGCAAACTTCCCTCGCCACTGCGGGCGTCATGTTCAAATACTTGAACGAGAAACTGCCATCCTCGTTCCTGTCGATACGCACTCGTTGCTCTTTACTCTCACTCATTCTATGCTCCTAAGACTTCTTGCAGAATAAAAGGTTTACGTATGGCGGCAGGTTGTCCGTTCCTGCCGTAGTCACGGTAGCGCTGCCAGAGTTGGACGTGTTGTGCGTCGGGATTGTCACCGCATGCGTATGCGCAGCGCCGCTTCCTGTATTTACGTAAACAGGTGTATAGTGCTTCCCGAAGGCCGCCACGGTGTTGTACCCACCCGAGCTGTTGAACAGCAAAAACCCGTGGTTGTGGTCTCCTCCGTACCCGAGATTGAATGTCGCCTCAGCAATGTTGTGCGTGTGGCTGATCACCGTGCTCAGGGTGTGTGTGTGGGAGGCAGCACCACCGTCAGCAAGACCGCTCCATACACCAGGCGCAGCGCCCCTGGGAAATTTCCCGTCCATCTCCGTGACCCGTGTCCACCCCTGTGGGCATGCGTCCTCGAATAGGATTATTGTTCCTGCTGGCATAACGGAGTACCGTTCCCAGGTGAGCCCGTCCGCTCCGAAGTACAAGTCACCAGTTGACGTGTCAAAGAATAGCTGCCCAACCTGACTTGGACTTGACGGCCTGTTCGCCGTAGGCCCAGACAAAAACCGTGCCGCTGGAGCCCCGTTTGTCCCAGAACCATCATGGTTGTGCGCAGCTGCGCTTGTCAGGTGGCTGCCGCCAACATTTGCCTCGACTGCGTGCCACGCTGCCTTGCGTGTTGCATTATGGTACTGTGGGTGATCGTCGTCAGACAGGCCACCATAGTTGCTGTGGCTGGCTCGACTGACCCGCGTCCACACATTCGTGGCGGTGCAGAAATACAAGATCTGGGCGCTGGTGTCAAGGTAGGCTTCTCCAGGAGAGCACGTGGCTGGAAGCGATGTGCCAACCAGCGCGTGAAACTTCTGAGCCGCCTCAATCAATTCTCTGAGAGAGGTCAGGTGGCCCGTCACTGGATCCTGCACAGCCTTCTCTCCAGCCGTGTGCGCAAGCGCAGTTGACGACAGGGCCCCCCGCGTCACGTTCACGTATCCTGTGCCCGCTGTTCCCTTTGAGGTCACCTTTAGGATCTCAAAGTTATCGCTTGCGTCACTCACTTCAAACGTAAGATAACAGGGTACGTCCAGTGCGTCTACGACAGCCGTCTCCGTAAACCTGATGGATGTCACAGAATTGTTCACGGACGTGTGCAGCGTGAGCACGACGTTGTCTTTTATGTCGCCGAAGGTGCTGGCCTTGTTGTCATACGACGTTGGGAAATTCGCCACTTTTCCTCCTTATGCGTCTTCCGCGCCTTGCAGCTCTTGGGAAAGAGGCGAACCTTCAAAGTTCGTACCGCTCTTGATTGCCTCATACACACTTTGTTGCAGGCCAGGGAGAAACTCCAGCGGAATATCCAATCCGCTTAGCTTTACACGCAGCTCGAACATTGGATCCATGCCATTGTGCGCAGCTTCTTGAGAAGCGTAGCCACTTACAGTAGCCTCGACCTGCTTGGTTTTTACACTGATGTGTACGCCAGTCAACACCCAGTAGTTGACCATTGCGCCAGTATTCAAGAAGCCTACATCTTTTCTTAGAGCCATACTCTCTCCTAATAGTTGAACCAATCTACCGAGGAACGTGCTGTGGTGGACACACGTGTCTGCCACACAATGCCTACACGAGACGGCGTCCATGTGAGCACGTTGGACGACTGGCTGGCGTACACCTTTGACAGCGGAAACCTCGGGCGCATGGCCACATACCAGTTGCTCCATTGCGTGGTGCCCTGAATTTGCATGGATATAAATGCAGACAGCGGCGCGTTCGCAATCATCAAGGATGTCGCTGTCGCTGTGCCTCCGCCAATACGCTCTCGCCAAATTACCTCCGTTGAGATGAGTTTGTTCGCATCAGCTGAGGTGACGCACACGAGCTCCTCATAGTTATTGTCCGTGCCATCGTCCAGTCGAATACCTACAGACGTTCCGTGCGCCAGGTGCCCTGGAACGCACCAGGCCTCGTAGAACTTGAGCAGGCTCTTTGTCGACGGGAACACAAGAAATGACCTTGCCCCTACTGTGGCTCCAGAGTTGGCCTCGATAGTGCTGTTACCGAAATACAAGTTCGGCGGCGTGATAAATGGAGAGCCCGCCCAGGACGAGCCTGCGGGGATAGCAGTGCCCTCGAACTGCTCCGTAGGTGTCTGCACAGCAGAGTAGGCGTACATTCGCCATACTGGGTTCATCTGCGTCTCGCCGTTAGTGAACACGTGGCCAGACGCTTTGAGGTCAACTGTATTGATGTGCCCGCTGCTGTCCGTGGCCACCACTCGGTTCCCGCCAGAAACTGACGACGCGTGCATACTGTCAACCATGTCCGCGTTCAGGTTGCTCACTCTCGTGGTGCTGGCTACGCCAAACGGCGGTGTTCCTGTCAAAGCAGAGAAGTACGCTTCGGCTGCGTTCACGGCCCCACCAACATTGGCGTCGCCGCTCACACCGAGATCCGCACCGACCGTCATGTTTTCGGAGGTCGAGGCGTTCCTGAGAGCAGCATCCCTGGCAGTAAAGTCTGTGTCTGGCGTTAGCGCGAGAGGCACGTCGTAGTAGCCGATGCCGTCCGTGTCCATACGTACCCTGAGTTCTGGCTTCAGCTCTGCGTTCTTCCAGAAGTAGACACGCGCCCTGTCCGTCACCCTGGCAGGGGCCGTTAGCACGCGCATGACGCCGAGACTCTCAGTGATCATCCCATCCTGGTTGATCATTGACTCCGCAGTCGTGGCTCCAAGTGTGTGTATCTCCAGCCCGTTCTGCTGATCATAGGCAAAGTAGTTGTTGGCGTCCCCGAAGACTACCCCGTACGTCTCTTCTTCGTACCTACCCTCAAGCTGCGAGCCCTGCAAGTTGCCGATGTGCACTACACGGTCGAACTGATCCCAAACAGGCCCCTTACGCGCCTCTACCGCGATGAACGGGTGAGCTCCGTCAAGAATAATCCACCCACCGCCAGTGCTCGAACCAGAGCCGCCTGGCTGGTACTGCCCGAATGCACCTTCCTTGACGCCTGCAGCAAGCGGCCTGGCCTCGCGGAAGTAGGAAGCCGCACCACGCCGCACGCACACCGCGCCTGGCGTAAAAGACTTGGCACCAATAGGGTCTTCGTTGATGTTCCTGGCCACGGGGTACTGAAACCCATCGGCCACCAGCGTAAAAGTGCCAGAGATACGAAGCCACTCATGTGCGGTGCCTTCGCTCATCTGAATAATGTCATCCGTAGAGAATACTGGCGCATCGACTACAATCACGGAGTCAACTGGATCCACGTCGCTGGCTACCTTTGCCCCAATGGAGAGCAGCATCTGCCCAGACACCGCAGACACCTGGCGCTCAGTGTACACAACTGCGTCAAGACGGCCCCGAGCAAGGATGTTATTGAACTCGGCGTCACCATTGTCAAACAGACGCCAGCCGCGAACACCCGCCAGGTAGGTATCACTCTGCCTGTACTGCCAGCCGTGCCTACCATCAAGCAGATCCGCGTTCAGATTCGTGGTTAGGTCTGTCGAGTCAATCGTAAGGTGCTCGAACCACCCTTCCGCGAGACGAGCATCCACCAAGTCTCCTCGAATGATCAGATCATCGGAGAAGTAGCCGTCCCCCTCAACCTGCAGCTTGTATCCTGGGGTCAGCGTACCAACACCGACCCGCCCAGTCGCAGTTTGTACCTGGAGCAGCCCGCTGCCCAGAATCAGGCTACCGTCGTCCGCAGTCTTCAGTAGCGCCGTGGCCATACCAGGATCGCTGGAGGCAACCACCGCGTGCGTGTGGCTTCCGCTTTTGCTATTCCTCGAGCTGATCGACAAAGTACCAGGCGTCGCCAGGGCGAGAAAGATTTCCTGCTTGTTCTGTAGGCCGACGTCTGGATCCAACTCACCAGTAATCAGCACGTTTTCCAGACCAGCACCAGCCCGCACGTACGTACCGAGGCTGACATGCGCTTCGATAGCGGTCTCGCTATCGTGCGTTGTGAACAGATCACTCAGCTCACTGATGTCAACGCCGTCGATCCTGATGTACGGTGCGACTTCAAGATTACCCGTGAGCGTGCGGCTGCCATCCAGCAGTAGAGCACGAGGGTACACGTCCTGCGGAAACACGGCATTCGTGTCCAGTGGCAGGATTGTGTTGGCGGTAGGAGCGCTCGACGCGTGGAACCCGTCCAGGGTATCGGCGTTACCACCACCTCCACCCTCGGACGTCACCGTTTCCGCCACCAGGTTGCGCACGTACAGTGAGTCGATCCTGCGCGTCGGAGAGCCAATGTTGTGGGTATCCGTGACATTCGGGATCAGGCTACCCGCAAAGATGTTGTCCCCCGTCTTCGTGAGGAAATAAACTTTCAGCTCGCTAAGCAGAGTACTTTCCATCTACTTCAACCCTCCGCTGCTCAGGCCCAGTCGCGCAACCAGTAGATCCATTGTCATGCTCGAATGCCCCAGCTCCACGGACAGCGTCAGCTTGTCCGCATCATAGTCCGTCCTGTTGATAAACCCGATCGCCAAGTCTTTGCCGACCGTTCCCGTCATTAGCTGCAGGCCCGCGTCATCGAAGTCATCCACCCTCAGCAGTTGCCCAGCCCGCAGCATATACAGCTCGTCCATGTAACCGTACACGGACTTGGCTTTACCCTGCAGCTCGAACGATGCCTGCTGCTCAGGGTATGCCGCTGTCTTCAGTGCAAGCTCCTGCGCTACTTCTGCGATACTGGTGTCAGTCTGTCCCGCATTCAGGGTGCCCTCACGAACGCCGTAAAGAGCCTGGCTGTTCTTGTCTTCGATGTACCCGAGCCAGGTCTGCCCATTCGTGGGGTGATCGAACACGGTCTGCACTTTGTTATAAACATCCTTCAACGAACTGCTCAGCGAGTAGTCCGAGTTCACGATGTCAATCGTCACTGCCCAGTCGTACTGACCAGAAGAAGGCTGCTTCTCTGCGAAGTAGTGTGCCCGCCTGTTTTCCCAAAGCGCGAAGTGTGCAGGGATCATTTCGACGGAACCTGCCCCGTAGGACAAGGCCTTCGTAATGATGTCTACGATCTTCTGTTCACCCATGAACTCGAGATCCTGCGCACCGAGTGGCAGGTCGTTGGGGCTGATGAATGAGTAGTCCTCTGCCCAGAATGTCGGACTCAGCATGTCAACCGCGTGCATGACCAGGTCACCGACAACGTAGTCTCCAGACGCTGGGAACGTGATCCAGGCCGATACGTCATTCGCTGCGGTGTAGTACCCTTCCGCCTGCACGGCAACACCCTCATTTGAAAGGGTGCGGTCTTCCACGCGCCCCTCGTACAACCTGCGTCCCCACTTATCAAACACAACCACATGCGTGTTCGGAAACAGCCTGTACAGCTTCGTCGCTTCCCACCCACGAGCAGGCGCCGTGAAACTACAAGAGGAGAATCCACCAGGGAGCTGCGTGCTGAACTTCAGCCCAACGGCCTTCTCTGTTGAGTAAAGAACGGTCTTCTCTGTCTTATCGTAGAACACGGAAACAATCAGCATGCTCTCTCCTAAGCCAGGGTCTTGTACAGCGGAGCGACCCAGGCCCTGACGTAGTACCTGAATGTCGGTGGCTGGAACGAGTACAGATCGTTGAACAGGAAGTACAGCCGCTGATCCTTCTTCGGGATCAGCCTGATCGGAGCGAACATCCCTTCAAACGTTCCCAGGTTTTTGCTTCCGCTGGATGCGTATACAACCCCGTTCCACGGATCATCAATCACCAGGCTGCCCCAGGCGCCACTTACCACAGGTAGCTTATTCTGCAGCGCCCTGTACCCTTCTGAAATGGGCAGCAGGTAGATGTAGTCGATCGAGAACGTGGTTGTTCCTGCCGCTTTTCTGAAACCCCATAAGCTGAGCTTGATGTCTTCTACCGCAGTCAGCTTGCCCTGGAACGGCGGAAGCACCACAACCCCAAGATCCAGGTAGTTCACAGCAGTCTCTACGGGGGAGACCCAGTCTGTCTGAAAAAAGACATCATCGGTCGATGACGTGAGCTTCAGCATGTAGTTCATGCTGCTCGCAAAACCGATACCCAGGAATGACACGGCCACGGCCCGATACGCTTTTCCTCCATACACATGCGCGTTCGCAATGTTCCAGGTAGCGAACTTGGCTGGCGTGACAGACGTGAAATCGAACGACGAATATGTACCACCAGACGCTGCTGCATTGGACACCTGCGTTCTGCCAGCCGAGGACTCAACAATAGAGTCCTCAATGATGTGCGCGAACTGCGGAGTGCTGGTCAGGCTGTGCCCTACTGCGATCCTGGCAGGCAAGGAGCCGCCGTCAACCATGAGCACCTGTAGCTTAGTGATGGCAGGAGCATCGCCTGGCACATCCGCCCCAGAGATACTTACCCAGTTATCGTGCTGTGCGTCAGTGTCATCGTGGCTGTACACCAGGATCCCACCAGTTACCCGCGTGCCGTTGCCGTTTGACAGAGGCACCTCGATCAGCGACCCGTTGACGGGGGACACGCCGAAAGCATGAGGCAACACAGTGAGTTCCAGCTTGCAGTCGTACAGAACGCTGCCGTGCACGCCCATGAACTCTGAATTCTGTAAGATGTTCCCAACAGAGAGCACATCGGACGGGAGCATAAACTCGCCGTCGACGACCTCGAAGTAAACCTGCTTGTCGTCAGCCTGCTGACTCCAGCGGTACCTAAGTTCTACGCGGTCTGGATCCTCGTCAATAGAGTGTCGCCTGGCCAGGTCAAGCATCGCCTCGATACGACCAATCTTGTCAACGATGTCCTGCCTGTTGAAGCCGTGAATCTCAAAGGTGATTGTGATCTTCCTGTTTTCGTAATAGCTGTCAAGCAGACGAGCACCCAGTCCAAACCTGGACGTCGCCCCCCAGATCTGCTCCTTCTTGGGTACTTCGAGCTCGAAGCCGCCATCAGCTAACCTGAAGGCTTCTCCAAGAAAATCTATCTCGTCACTATTCGTCGCCAGCTGAAGAACAAACACTACGACCTCCTGCCATACCGCATCTGTGAACTCGCCTTCTTCTGCAATCCGCGCTCTACTGCGCGAGCAATATCGTCAATGTCCTTGTCAGAACGTACCGAGCCAACGGTGATGTTGATGTCCCCGCCACCAAACCCACCCTCGGCGATCATGTCATCTCCGTACAATGACTGGAACAGCGCAGGCAGCTTGGAGAGCGGTGACACAACTTCTGGCTCAGCACCTTCACCGATCAGCGCATGCAGCGGCTTTGTTACAATACCGCCAGTCGCCAGCGGGTATGGAGTAGCTGGGTTGCCGTCGCGCCCACCAGGGTACGGCGGGTTCGTGCTAGTAACAGTACCGCCACTGGGTAAACCAGCGCCCACCTGCTGAAACTTGTACTGGAATACGATTGGAGGGATCGCCATCGTACGGAACGAGGCAGTCAGCCCGTTTACGAATTGCTCGACGGCAGACACAGCTTTAGGCTGCTCTGTACCCGTAATCTGGGTAGCCAGCCCGTCACCGAGCGTGCCCATGTGCGTCTCTGCGGACAAAATCCAGCTCAAGAACGCCGATCCGAACGAGTCAGCTTCCCCCTCTACCTCAGTCCCTGCGCCTTTGGTAGCCTGCGCAATTGCATTACTTATCGCAGTAGTCAGGTCAGTGTTCAGGGTCGTGTCTGTTGTTAGGAAACTCCAGTCCAGCTTTCCATTATTATCAAGCTCTTGCTGGAAGTCCTTCTGGAAGGCCATAGCCATGTCTCTGCCGAGGCCGTTGAGGGGCATGCCGTTCGCGTCAAGAGCAGCCCCAGAGAAGGAGGACAGGAGCGCTTCTGAGAAGTCGATCTCAGAAGTAGCTGTCGTAAAGCCTTCTTCAACGCCAGCAGCCAGCTCTGCGCCAGCCTCTGTTCCGTTCGTCTTGAACTTAGACGGATCCATGAGGTAGTCCAGGCCGTGATCCTGGAACCCAGTAAAGAACTCGGAGACGGGCTTGAACGCGTCAGCCATCTCGCCGATCTTGGTTACGACCTCATCGAACTTGCCCTTGATATCATCCCAGATACCGCGGATTTCAACACCCTTGTCGTAGATTTCACGCATACGCATGACTTCTTTTACGTCTACGACAAACGGGGCACCATCCGTTAGCAGGTCGGGTGGCTTGAACCCAGGCTTCTCCCCACCAGTAAAGCCCTGGATAAAGATGTCCCAGTCTTCCTTCGCCTGCTTGATCTTCGCTTGAAACTCGGAAATCTGCTCCTGCATCTCCTTGACAGGGTCAGTGATGCCGTCCGTGTCAATACCGAAACCAGAAAAGTCCGTCTCAGCGAGGTCTTCGAGCGACCCGCCAATCTTGTCCAGCTTGTCGGCAATCTCAGCGAACAGGTCGAGCTGCTCTACCTGCGCGTCGATGAATGCCTTCTGCCAGTCGAGCTGACCCTTCAGCTGATCCGACTGATCTTTGAGGGCCTCTTCTTCTTCGTTTAGCGCAGCCAGCTGCTCATCTCTGCCGAGCATAGCCTCACGCATCGCAGCAGCCTTCTCTTCTGCGGTCAGGGTTTCGTCCTCAGCGATAGCTCGGATGTTCGCGCTGTAGTCCTTCGTGACCTGCTTGCGCTGGTCTTCGATGGCCTTGATCGCCTTTTGAATCTTGTTGTACTGGAGCCACAGTCTGATCAATTCCTTCACATCGTCACCGAGCACACCCAAACCGTTCCCGAGGGAGCCCAACAGCTCTTCGGAAATCTCGCCTGTTTGGTTGAACACGGAGATGAGTTGCGACAATCCGCTGCGGAACTCACGCACGTACTCCTGCAGCAAGCCTTCATCGAGCTGCCCAGCGCCTACAGCGGTGTTTAGGATCGACTTGATCGTGTTTCCAATTTCAGAGAGAATACCAAAGTCAGCCTCGGCAAAACCTTCGAGGTACGTGCGCATGACGTTGGTGCCCCAGTCGTCAATGTTCTTGAGAGGGCCGAGCTCGGGAGGTGAGTGGGACTCGAAGAACCTGGCGATAAAAGCCAGACCCTTCTTTACGAAATTTACTACGGCAGTGAAACCACGGGCGATGCCCTTACCCCACGAAGTGATGAGATTTGTGCCCCAGGCTGCGGCCTTGCTGACCAGGTTTGTGAAAAACTTGGCGATGTCGGCACCGTGCTTTTTCACGATGTTTACAACCAAGACCACAGCGGCGACGACAGCCAGTGCCACGGCAATATACGGCAACAGCGGAGCAATCGCTGCTCCGATTGCAGTAAAGGCCCCACCCAGGGCGCCACCAAGCGCTACGATAGCGCCTTTGATGGCCACGAAAGCGACTCTGCCCGCCGTCCCTATGCCACCAAACACTACAGGAGCAACTCGCCCGAGCCAGCCGAATACCTTCACGACGACTCCGCCAAACCCTACGGCGCCCTTCTTGATGAAGTCGAATACCTTACCAAGAACAAGCACCGCCCTCGAAGATTTGACCGCGCCAGTGCCTACAGACGCAACAGTTGCTGCCGCCTTCGCCCCTCTCAGACCAGCAAGCGCCTTGCCAACACCTATGACAGCTTTACCGAACCCGAGGATCGACCCCGCCGTCCTGAAGAAAATGGGTATGATCCCCAGCAAACCCATACCAATAAGCGAGATTGCGTGGAAAAGGGACGAGAAAATGAATATCAGCGGCGTCAGGGCCACTACCAAAATAGGAATACCTACAGCGAGTAGCTGGATGTTCGGAGGAAGACTCCTGAACTTCTCACCAAGCATCTGGATTGCTGGAATGATGTACACAATCAGTTTGTTCAGGACGGGCAGCACAGAATTTCCCATCAGGATGCCGACATCTCGGATGTTGTTGTTCAACATCTTCATCTGTGCATCCGTGGATGTAAGGGCCTGGTTATACTCGCGTACCAGCGAGTCTCCGCCAGCCCACTCACCGTTCAGGGTGCTAACCATCTCCTGCAACTTCTCGAACTGCTGGGCAGCTGCCGCAGTCTTACCGCCGACCAGCCCGAAGGTGTCCATGTACTTGCGCAGCATCTCCGCCCTGTCCTCGTCAACAACAGAGTTCAAGGCAGCAAGCGCGTCCGTAAACGCGAGCAGTGGCTCGTCATTCAGGGTCTTCATAACATCGGCTTCTGTCGCATACGGCGTGATCGGGTTGTCTTTCCAGTCCCCGTAGTCGCGCTTGAAGCCGATCATCATTTTGGCAAAGTCACCACCCTTAGACAGAGCAGAGGTGTACCACCGAGAGATACGAGTACCAGCTGCTTCCGCGTTGGTACCAGCAGCGATCACGTAGGACACCATCGCAGCTACGTCACGGGCCTCCAGCTTCAGCATAGGGCCGATCTGCGCGGCGTTGTTCATACCAGCCACGATCTGCTTCGCGGACGCTGCGGTCTTGTTTTCCAGGAAGTTGATGACGTTGGCCAGGCGCTCTACGTTTTTTACGCCCGTCTCAGTGTTCAGATCCCAACCAAACGCGTTGGCGATCCTGCCGATGTCCTCAGTAACACTCTCCGCAGTAAGATCCGTGGCAACCTGCAGACGTTCCATCGTGACCATAAGGCGCACGATAGCATTCTGGTCGTCCACGCCGAGCTGCCCAAGCTGCTCAGCGAAACCCGCCAGCTCCACCTGAGAGGACGGAGTGTACTTGGAGATCTCTTTGATCTGGTCAGTCAACCAGGAGATGTCTACCTTCTCGCTGGTGACTTTACGAACGCGAATCATGGCCGCCTCGAAATCGACGGCGGCCTGGAATCCAGACTTCAGCACAAGGCCCAGAGGGGCGACAACGGAAATAAGCAGAGTCCTCCCAATTTCTTGGAAGCCCTGCGTGACGTACCTGGTACCGTTGACGACGTCCTTCAGGGAGTAGAACAGGCCAGTGATGACCTTCGTGCCCGACTTCCCGACCTGACTGATGGCCCTATTCAGATCTTTGTGGGCCCTCTCAGTCTGACGAACAGCATCAGCATACTGCTTCTGTGCCTGCTTCGCTTCGGCAGCCGCCCGCTTCTCTTCGGCAGCTGTATCTTTTGCAGCCTTCCTGGCGGCATCCGCTGCCGCTTTTTCAGAGGCACGGGTAATCTTCGCGAGGTCTTCTTTGCCTGCCTTGACTGCCCGTGTGGCTGCAGTAAACGCCTGTTGCGTCGCCTGTGCTATTTTCTCTTGCCCGAGCCCCATGCTCTGGTACTTCTGCACCAGTCGTTCAAGCGCCTGGTACTCTGCGTTGAGCTGCGCGGTCATGTTTCCGCGGCGCACTGGCGACTTCTCAGCAGCGATCTTACTGTTTAGCTTGTCGATTGCTGCCAGCTTCGACGCCATCATGCGCTCAGCCGTTACTGTGGCAGTCTGCTTTTTCTGTATATAGTTGTTGTAGTCAGTCAGCTGATCAGCAAGAGCGACCCGCTGAATTTCCTTAGCCGCAGCCAGAGCCTGGCTATACCCCTGCGGCAGGCCTTGCTGCAAAAGGGCGGACGCCCGCTTGATCTGCGCATCAACATCCGCAACGACGTTCGGGGCGTTCTGCGTAAAGGCCTGCTTCGAGGCAAGCGTAGACGCGGATTCCATCGGCTTGAACGTGGCAACCCGTTTAGTGCCCTCACCTAGCCTGTTTAGCGAAGCCGCAAGCTGCCCTACCGCAGCCTTGCCCTTATTGGCAGCCTGAACAATGGGCTTGGGGTCAGCCTCGAAGCCGACGCTTAGAACTGTCTTGTTTTTTGCCATCCTACCCCCGAGTGTTTTGGTTGTTTACCGCTCACCCCAGCCCATCTCATCAGCGCTTCTTATTTACTGCCGCTCCCCTGAAGACCTCGCTCTTTGGGTCATCTCCTGCATCCATGAAGACAGCAATCGTCCCGCTCTTGACCTTACCCCTGTACCGTGACCGCTTGACTCTGTCCGTGTCCACCCAGGGGGCCAGGCTTTCGATCGCCGACTGCACTTCCTTTGCCTGCTTTCCGATCGCGTCACCGCTCCGTTTGTCAAGCGGCGTCCGCATTACGGGAGCCATTGAGAACATCAGAGAGTAGTGCAGCCGCTTGTCTTCCTGGATTAGCTTGTACGTTTTATTCAGCCAGCCAACACCGTAGAGCTCAACGTGATCAAGCAGTTCATCGTCGTCCCAGTTGTACGCCGACCGAATTGCGTGAGCTACCTCTAACTGTTCTGTGTTGAGGTAGAACCCGAGAAAAAACGGTTCACCAGTTTCTGGATCGCTGGATGCCCGTTATACATGGCCATCGCGCCGTCAATCAGCAAAGCAATGTCGAAACTTTCCTCTGCGACCTTCTTGTCGCAGCCGAACACGACCTGGAATAGGTCGATCAGGGAGTCCTCCGACAGGGTGGAAAGGGCCTGCCCAATCACTTCGATGCCAGACATATCCTCGAGGCCTTCCGCGCCCTGAATAGCGCGAACAGTGGGTGCCCCGTGCTTCACCAGCCAGGATCCGATCAGGGTAACCTGCCTGGCCTGCTCACGGCCACGCTTCACAACGTTGTAGTTCTTACCGTCAATCTCAAAAACAGAGCCTTCCATCATCACTCCTGTAAAAAAAGACACCCCGCTGAGGCAGGGTGTCAGAATCACGCATCAACCGACCGAACGATTACGGGCTGACCCGAGACAGCGGGCCCTGGCCTTCAAAGTCGACCGAGAGGGTCGAGAAGTCATCCGTGCCAGTGCCGTGTTCCACGTTCGTGAGGATCGCGTTACCTTCCCAGTAACGGGAGGTGTCCGATCGCGTGTCATAGAAGCGCAACTTGATGGTCTCGCCAGCCACCATCGTATCGAAGATGGCGTCGTTGGCGTCGTCGTAGTAGCCCTGCATCGAGCCAGACCAGGCCATCCACGTGCGAGCTTTGGATACCCAGGCATCCGCCAACGACTGGACGAAAACGCGGTGCTCGGCAACCTCGACCGAGATCGAGATGGTAAATTCGTTGCGCTCAGTGAACGTCAGCCAGTTCGTGCCGTTGTCCACGCTGTAATCAACCCGTGCGTCAATTCCAACAATAGCTGCCATTTTGAATCCTCTTTATATGTGCTTGTCCTTTTCCTCCTCCTGCTCTCACTCGGATCATCTCTTCAGTTATTCTGCTCTCAGTAGACGCATCTCACTACCTACAAACAATTCAGAGGCACTTATGTTAGAAGGGTTTTTCGTACGTTACGGTCTCCGCAACCTTGTCCTCACGAGCAATGCTCAGGTCTCCAAGAATGTAAAAGCCCGCGTACGCGGCTGGGATCGTCAGCTTTCCACCAGGCTTCAACGCTCGAATAGCCAGGCTGATCAGTAGGAACATTTCCTTGTCCAGGAGCACGTCTTCGACAATGATCTCGTCAGCGAAACCACTCCTGCGCATGTAGCCCAGGCGCAGCCACTTGTCGGCCAGGTCTGCGTCGAACACCATGACCGCCTTCCGCGGAACAGGCTTCACAGGCTTCGCGACAATCTTTTCGCGAGGCCCATCTACCCGCGCCTTTCCTTTTACTTTCACAGGTTCTACGACTGGGGCCACTTCGGCACCGTCACCTGGTTCTTCCCACGTGGAAACATTGTTGTCGTCCATTGTTACCTCTACTTATCGAGAATTGAAATAGCGAACGGCACCCAGACCACAGGAGCGTCGTTGACGTAGGCTTCCTCTGGTTGCTCGATCATCTCCACAAGCGCCCGCACGCACTTCTGGCTCAGGCGCGGATCATCTTTGAAAAGGGCGGGCAACTTGTCCATGATGGCTGCGACAATCGCATCCGTGTGTGCCTGATCACCCTCGAATTTCACAATGAATACCCCGTAGAAGTCCCACACCCAGATCAGTCCATTGAAGTCTGGGCGGGTCTGCAGGGCACCACGAACCATGTCAAACACGCAGCCCACTTCCGCAGAGCGCTCCAGCATGGTCTGATATACGTGGTCAACGTTCTTCGCCTGGCACAAGTCGTCGTCCAGGTACTCACCAAAATAGGTAGTCAACCTGCTCTTGATCCCGCTCTCGATGTCGCTGTAAGATCCCACAGTTATCCCCTAATCGTGCGCATGCCTAGATCCGTGTGCTTCTTGTTCCAGTACTGGCCAATCATGTCGGCGCTACCAGTAAGTTCCATCAAGCCAGCACTTTGGAGATCGTCCGCAATCCTGAGTCCCGCAGTGTCCATGACCTTGCTCAGGTTGTTGCGCACATACCTGTTCACGTAGTCGAACGTACGTGATCCGAACGTGCGCTTGTAATACTTAGAAGTTCCGTTCACCTTGATGGCCCGCCACATCAGGAAAACAATTGTGCTCTCCTGCTCTTTCTTGACGTCCCTGACTCTGGACACTTTCAGCGGCTTGCCTTTCTTGAACGCCCGCATGCGTGCGTCCGCATGGTTTCTCATTTTTGTTTTCTTCAGGAACTTGTTCTTTATTCCCCTGGCCCGCGTCCACTGCAGAATCACGCCGAGCGGTGAGTTCAACTTGATGAGCGTGGTAGACGCCCTGGGCGTAGAGTGCTCCCTGTACTTTCCAGGAGTCAACCCAAGACGCATCATCGTGTTGGCGCCCGTCTTGTCGCCCTCTTCGAGCGTGTAGACCGTGGTTCCGCCCTCGCTGCGCTCACCAACAAATAGGTTGTCAGCGGCGGTCGGCTTGCTGCCCAGCTTTACACCCAGGTCGAACTTCCCGCCAGGACGGATCCAGTCCGTGATCGTCTTGTGGGCTTGCTCAACAACATGCCTGGTGCGCCTCGAGGTGACCTCTGCGATTTCCTTGTCGTAGTCGCGTTGGCGGAACTCCCCCTGGTAACGACTCGTCCACTTACCGCTCTTAGCTTTATTCAGCTCAACCCGCACACCAAGACCTACGGTGCGCACGTTTTGCAGAAGTTTTTCCACGATAACCTGGTCAGAGTAGGCCATTACCTGATCCTCAGCCTGGTCTTGCGGAGCATCCGACGCATAATCGTATTCAAATGGGAGGTCAGACCGATGTTGACGTTAGGAGATGCCTCTCCTTCTTTCTGATCAGCACCACCCCAGCGCAGCGTGACGTCGGAGCCAGCGCGTGATCGGTAATTCAGGATGGCCACAATCATTGCCGCAGCAGTGAACCTGATCTTTGGGTCGACGATTGCCAGGCCAGTGACCTCATCAACAGCAGACCCCGCCGTGTAGTCCACACTTACATTGCTGCGGCCAGCGGGAAAGCTGCCGTACAGCAGCACGAGCGTGTTACCCTGCAGCACATAGTCAGAAGCTACCAGGGACATACCCTCAACCCGAACAGCCTGAACGGATTGCACAGGCACACCCCTCAGTTGGAGGTATGGCGTACCCAGACCATCGTACTTATCATCCGTGTACGTGGCTGTCTTACCCAAATCAGGCATGCCCAGCCACTCTCGGATCATCGACTCAACAGTGTCAGACCAGAAATCCTGCAGGGCGGCTGCATTAGTTGGGTGAATGTCCGTAACGTCTTTCCGAGAACACAGTGTCCAGGCCATTACATCTCCTCACAAACGCGGTTCGTTACATCCCCTACAAACGAACGTGGTTCGTATAAGTAAAGTGGGGGGCTATTCGCCCCCCACCAGGTCTACCAATAAGTTGTGCCGCTAAGGCTACGCGATCTTGACGTTGCGGATCACGGCAGCGGACACGTTCGGGTACTTCATCCGCACGGCCAGGTAGCCCTTGACCATGTAGTCGTAGGTGTCCTTGACGCGAGCCAGCTCAACGAAGCTGAACAGGTTGGCCACAGGGCGGCCCATGTCGTCGACCTTGCCCAGGAAGGCAACGCCGCGATTCGGGTTGCGGTTGATCAGAACGATGTTCTGCTCACCAGTTTCCAGAGGCTTGACCTTCGCGATCACGGCCTTCGAGCCGTCATCGGTGTAGGTGGCCACTGCGCCGTTCACAGTGCCGTTGGCGTCATAGGTCAGGGCAGCGATGATGTCGAGCAAAGCCCATTCGCCCGTGCCCAGCTTGCGGAAGATCATGTAGGACAGGGCGTTGGCGTCGGCAGTCCAGGTCAGCTCAGCCTTTTTGTTGGTGGTCGCAGCCACGCAGGCCGAGGTGGTAGCCGAGGCGACCTGCTCACCGTACATGGTCACCGAAGCGATCCTGTAGGTGTAGGAGCCATCGGGCAGGGCGCCGCCAGCAGCAATCGAGGCAGACAGAGTCGGCGAGGTGCTGGTCGCAGCAGGCACAACGAAGTCGCTCTCCAGGATCGGGGCCCCAGAGTAGTTGGCCATCGTGATCTTGCCGTCCTGCAGGACAGTGGAGGTCAGCGGGATCTGCACGCGAGTCTGCAGACCGTCAACCACCTGGCGCATGCGCAGGCCCATGATCCACAGCTTGGGATCGGATCCCGTGCCGCGGTATTTGGTGATCGCAGCGATCGCCTGGTCGAGGTGATCGAGGGAGACCTTCGAACCAGCAGCCGAGATGACGTTGTCGGGGGCCAGCTTGAAGATGCGCGGGAGAACGCCGCTGTACTGATAGGCATCGCCAGTGAAGCCGATGTCATCCGAGGCGCCCCAGAGCAAACCGAATTCCAGGGTGTTGCTCATGCCTTCCAGCGAACCTTCCAGCTCGGTGGCCAGGGCGTCGATGAAGGCTTCGTCAACAGCCTGGGCGAACCCAGTCACGGAGCCCCAGATGCGCTGGATCTTCAGCTGCACGGTCTTGCGGAGATACGCGCCGTTCTTGGCGTTGGCGGGAGTGGTTTCGCCTTCAAACCAACCCTGCGGGTGGCTCGAGCGCAGCGTGTACTCGTGGGTCTTACCCTTCGCATCGACGATGTCGATGAGTTCGGTAAGGGGCTGGAGCACCAGGAGTTCCTGATTCAGGATCGGCTCCAGATCGTATGGAACCAGAGCCGCGCCGTCGCCGCTCGAGGTCAATGCCTTGCTGAGTTCTTTCTGAGTGTTCCTCATTTTGTTCACCTAAAATTCCTAGCGTCCAGAGGTTTTGAAATACTGCGCAAGCGCAGAGTGGATTTTCGACTTACCAGCAACCTGCAGGGCAGCCTCGTTGGATTCCTCTTCGGTTTCCTCAGTGACCTCCTCGGCAGTCATGCTTTTTTCGCGGTTGGTTGGGCTGCTCAGTTCAGCAACCATCGTGGTGAGCTCGTCGACCTTCGCCTGCAAAGCCTTTACCGTTTCCGCTTCAGCACCCGTCGCCGACACAGCCTCGTCGCTCTGTTCTTGAGCAGGCTCGTCCTTGTGGGTCAACGCCTTGACTTCCGTTGCCAGCTGGCTGATTGCTTCAGCAAACGTGCTCATCGACTTGGTGATGTCACTGAGAATGCTGCGAACTTCTGCGAGCTCGTCTTCCTGCGACTGCTCGGTGGCCTCTTCGGCTGCACCGTCAGCAGCTTCGGTCTGGGCTTCCTCCACCACTTCTTCCGTGGCTTCAGCTTCCTCGACAGCTGCAGCAATGTTTTCGGAGAGACTGTTCTCGACCGCTACCTCATCGGTGTGCTGGTCGACAGCTTCCTCCGAAGCAACAGCAGCCGCTTCCAGAACGCCCTCGTCCTTCGACTTGTCAGTCTTTTCCATAACAGTCCCTTCCGTGTGCATCCCCAGGCTGCGCAAAACAGGCACAACGCCTTCTTCGCGCATACGGGCCTTCACGCTCTCGTCCAAACTCAGACTGAGCATGGCGTCGTAGTTGGCTGGGTGATCCACCAAAGAAATTTCGGCCAGCGAGTAGTCGTTGATCAACCACCCGCCGTCTGCCATCACGTCAATGTCATCGTACGAGATCAAAATACCGACGCTCAGCGCCTGCAGCAGACCGTTTTCCACCTCGAAAGAGGCTTGTGGATCCACGATCTTGATCTCGACTTCGTTCCACTCGAGCCCATCCTCAGCGCCAATGCGCGTCACCTTACCAACTGGTTTCGGTTGGTGCATGTAGCGGATGTTTCCCCAGCGGCGATACTTCGGCAACGCCCGTTCAGTAGCGGCACGGGTGATAATGTCACCGACCTCGTCACGGTTGTCCGAAGTGAATAGCCCGCGCACCAGCAGGAAGCCGTCTGAAGTTTTCTCCAGCGCCTTCGTGAGCGGTACGCCAATTACTTTTCGTTGAAACTGTGCCGTAGTCGTCATGCCCACCTACAAAACGGAATAAGTTTCTGCAACTTCCTGCAGCCTGGCAGCCAGCTTCCTGCCGTACGTGCTGACCAGTTCTTCAAGTGGAACTTCCTTGACCATCTCGCAGGTGACGATGTAAATACCGCCGCCGCAGTCAATCTTTTCGCCCCACTCATCCCGCCACTTGGCGTACAGGGTCTTGATGGATGCCTCGTCGAGGTACTGGTCGATCGTCACTCCACGAGAGAATGACAGCCCCGACCGCACTTCCAGGCGAGAAACACCCCTGCTCAAACGACCTGAACCATAATTAGCACTCATCTTCTATTACCTTCAAACTCCCTAATCGGGCTTATGTTCAGTGGTTTTTTGCACGGTCGCCTCGCTCAAATTTGCGAGCAGGCGCCGCGTCATTACGGTCACGATGGCATCGACGAACTGGTAAACAGCCCGCACAATCGGGTCAGATGTGTAGAATGTTTTTACCGTCCCGCACTCTGGACAGGTCACGGCGAGGTTCGGGCCGCGAGTCATCAGGCACTCGCCGCCTACCGCAGGCTGAAACTCACCACCAACAACGTGGCCCAGCACGTGACCACAGCTGACACAGTACCACTGCGTCTTCCCAACCGAATTACTCATCACTCACCTCTAAGTTAGATTGGAGGATGCTCTCGACATCCCCGAAGATAGCCCGAGCACTGTCATAGTCGATCGCCATGTCCAGCTCGGATTGAATTGCCTCTGCCAAATAATCTGGGATAACTGAAGGTACGAACTTCCTGAAGGCTTTTCCCCTGCGGAGACGCTTCAGTTGGTAGTCTCGCCAGGTGCGCAGCTCACGTAGAACCGACTCCCTGGTCTGGTCATCGTGCTGATCTCCACGAGGAGGATCCTGGTCATCCAGAGTCGGCTCACCCACGTTGCCAGGTGCGTCAGGACGATCCTCTCGCCCTTCTGGTGGGCTTCCCTGGTTATTTCCAGGCGCCTTTGGATCTTTGCCGCTCGCTTCTGCCAGCTGGTCGAAGTACATATCGCCGCCTGGATCAGTACGTGCAGGCAGTCCGATCGCGGAGCGAATCTGGTTCGGAGTGATTGAGTTCACGCCGTAGTAACGCATGTGCACGGTAGCGCGTTCGACCGCCGTAAGGAAATCTGGCTGCATGAACTTGAACTCCCAGCCCATGATCCCAAAGATGCGCTGGTGAATTTGTTCCGTAAAGGCCGCCTCAATAAACCTGAACAGCGGGATCATCGTGGTCTCGTGGAACTCCCTACGAGACTCACGTAAGTTGGCACTTGACAGGTTGTCCGTAATGCCGAGCTTCGAGCCAGCCACGCCAGCCACAGCGAGCAGCTCCTGGCGGGTGTCCTTGCGTGCCTCTTGATAAGGCAGGTCGGAAGGGAGCCTCGAGAGCTCCTTGATCTCCAGGTCACCCTGGACAGCCACGGGACTGCGCCCAATATTCTTGGGGCCTGCGTACCACTCAGCCAGGGTGGCCACGAACTCGTCGAACGCCTCATCAGACGTGTCACTCGGAAGAACATAGAAGGCCTCGGGCTTATCCCTGTTCTTCATGTATTCCCTGGCGGCAGTCTGCAAATAGATGTCCAGCGGAAGGTTGAAAGAACCCAGGGCGGCTATGTCTGACCCGCCAGTCGGATGCCCCTCCCAGTCTGGATTTATGATGTAGACAATGTCCCGCGCCTCCTTGTGCTCGACGCGATCCTTTGTGTTCCTGGTCAGGTACTGGTAGAAAGCTGCACCCTTCTTGAAGAAGCCCCGCTCGTCGACGTTCGGCACAACATACCCGTGCAGGAAATCCAGGCCAATAGGGTAATCGTCCTGGTTGCGCAAAACTTTGTACGCGGCAAACCCAAAAAAGCGCAAGTACATTGCGCCTATCATGAGCTTATACGGAAGAGACTGGAAATCCTTGATGTTGTCCCACATCTTTTGCGGGCGCGTGTAGAACTGCATCAGCCTCTTGTGCTGCCTGTCTGTCGCGGAGCCACCAAACTCCTCCGACTTCGCCAGGCTCCACCAGGCACCGACAGTCGAGCGGCCAATGACACTCATGGCTGCGCTGACGTATCCATGCACCTGGACGGTGTCCATCAGATCCCAAAAACGCGAGAAGTGCGTGACACTTACCGCTGCTTCCGAGGACGTGTTCAGGAGCTCAGTCGGCTTTGCTTTCACCACCGCTGACTTCTTATTCGGCTTTGTTCCGCTTCCGATGCTAATTACGGCCATAAATTTTCGTCACTCCACACCTGCTACAAACGGGGAGGGATGTAATAAGTTCATATTCAACTTGACAAAAGACGGTAAGTATGCTATTATTATATAATCGTACATTATATCGGAGAATACAGGTAAATGAACATTCAAACGCACCTGAACGCGGATGACACGGAAGTGTTGTCCAACATCGACCTGCGGCGGGCTATCCGCAGATTACATCCGAGGCAGCAAGCGGTGCTCGCACTGAGATACTCAGGGTACCCGCGAAGACTCATTACTTCTTTACTTGGTATTTCGAGAACAACCGTATGGGCGGATGAGCGCGAGGCCGTGAACAATCTGCAGCGGATCCTCTTTGTAGGTAGTGCAGAGGATAACAATGAGTAACTCAAGCAACGGACACTCTTGCCTGGCCTGCGGCAAGCGCATCACATGGCAGTTCGCTCTATGCAGGCAGTGCGAAAAAGTCTACGGGTCATCCATGAAAGACTGGCCCGAATGGTTGGCATTTCTATGGCGTGACGAGATTCGCGTGCGCCGCCAAGACAAGCGCGTGAAAGACAACGAGGTAACGTTCGTTGACCTGCCTCCAACAGTCGCCGCTGACGACAGGGTCGACACGGAGGACTACGATGACGGGGAGTAAGGCCCTAAGCACCGTCGTGAAAGACCAGGAACTCGACCGCGACTGGCGTGCCGTAGTCGAGAAAATCACGGAGGAGTTTGGCAGTGACCTTCCTGACGACGTTATCCGCGCAACCGAGTTGCTGATTGCGGGCTACCCAACGTACAAAGCCGCGAAGGAGCTCGACGTTCGTCCAGCGACCATCCGCGAGTGGTTGAAGAAGTATCCGACAATGGCGCTCGCTGTTGCCAATGGGCGAAAGTTGATGACTGCCTGGAGGATGTCCCGCCTTGAGCAGCAGTTCATAAAGGCGGTCGAGAAGTCCGAGGAGATCTTGGAACTCGACCTGAACGACAAGGACGTGAACGCGAAGGTAGTCACTGCTGTTGGGCAGCACGCCAGGTTTATTATTGGATTGTTTGCTGGTCAGCAGATCGACGTCAATGTGAAACTTGGCGAAGAAGACCAGACCTTCAAAGCAAAAAAGGATGCCCTGGACTACCTGGTGTCCGAGCTGGCGAAGTCCCGAGAAGCTGCGGCGCCTTCCGCAGAGCCGATCGAAGCAACGTACCGTGTCATCGACGTCAAGGCGGAGGAGAAAAAACTGCCTCTACTTGACCACGAGGGTAACCCCGCGTTTGGAGAACTTGGGAAGGCTGATGTCACTGATGAGGGTACGCTGTGCCACATCTGCGGTAACAGGTACGGTAACCTGCTCCTGCACGTGACAGCAAACCACGGCATCAGTGTCAAAGAGTATGAGCTTGTCTTCATGCTGACCCCTGGAACGTTGAGCAAACTGAGGGAGCGTGCGCGTGGCGAAGATCCATCCAGCGGAACTGGAGAACCTAGCTAAACAGAATCCGCTTGCGTTCGGCATTTCACATATCGACTTGTTGGACGGCAAGCAGTGGTCTATCCAAGATAGGAAGTGGGCAGTCGAGCCATACCTGGCCGCAAACCCATTTGACATCGAGAACGATCCGATCGGAAGAGCCCGCAGGGTTGCCTATGAAAAAAGCACCCAGGCGGGCATTTCGACGTTGTCCATCACCAGGGCGCTGCACTTCGCAGTACACTGGTCAGTCCGTATTGGGTACATGCTTCCTCGCTTGAAGGACGTCTCCGACTTTAGCTCCACCAGGTTGGATCCAACCATCGAGGCGTCCGAGTACTTGCGCGGTCTGAAAGGAATGCCAGACTCTGTTGCGACAAAGAAACTGGCCAACAGCTATCTGTTCTTCATGGAGGGTACCGTTGAGCCGCGCTCCATGCCTATGGATGCACTGTTCCTGGACGAAGTCGACCTCTGTGACCCTGACCACGTAGGCACGGCTCTCAACCGTCTTGACGCCAGCCCGTGGAAGTTGATCACCTACCTGAGCACGCCGACGCTGCCCAACTATGGCATCGACGCCTTGTTCAGCTCCAGTGATCAGCGTGAGTGGGTGGTGCCTTGCCCGCATTGTGGGCACAAGCAAGAGCTTGACTGGGAAGAAAACCTGAAGGTGGAAGGCCCTGCGAACGAGCCTACCAACGTGTCGTACGTGTGCCGAAAGTGCAAGAAACCGTTGACGCTCGTGGACATCCAGGAAGGGGAGTGGGTACCTCGCTACCCGTCGAAGTCGAGTGACCTGCTTGGTTACCACATTTCGCAGATGATGACTACTCCAGCCCTGGAACTCTACAAGCACTTCCGTGACCCGAACCAGAGCACGGCTGAGTTCTACCGAAAGCGCCTCGGCAAGCCTTACACGATGATCGGCGGCAGCATCAGCCGCGACGACTTCATGGTGAACTGCTTCGATGACCAGTACGACTTCGACAGGAACCACGACGGGGCCTCGACATACTACATGGGCGTCGACCAGGGTAATCAGCTTCAGCTGGTTATCTACAAAATGACGAAGGGCAGCTATCGTCGAAAGGTTGTGCACATCGAGCTCGTTCCGTTTGATGCTGGCTTCGATCGTGTTGGCCAGCTGATGAAACTCTTCAAGGTGCGCAGGGCCGTCATTGACGGTGACCCTAACAGGCACTCTGTAAAAATGCTGCAGAAGGACTTCCCTGGGCGCATACTCCTGGCCGACTACATCGAACAGCGCGACCGCTTCACGGCCAAGAAAACAGAGGGCAGCAAGGTATTCGACCACATCACGATCAACCGTACCGAGAGTTTTGATGACCTAATTGAGTCGATCAAAGACGGTGAATGGGCCCTGCCTGGAAACCCGTCGTCCCCGCCACCAGTTGTCGAAGTGCTGATTGACCAGGTCACATCACTGCGCAGAGACATCGAGAAGCGCAAGACTCCGTCTGGTGAAATCGAGGCTGCCGTATGGCGGAAGCTGCGTGCCGATCACATGGCTCACGCCATGCTGTACGCCAAGCTGGCCAGTGACATGGACAAGGGTAGGAAATTTCGTACGACCGTTGCCGCGGCTAAAGAGAGCACTGACGAAGAAGAGACCGCCGAAAAGTACTCACCCAAACCTGACGTGATCGCTGCGCTCGTAGCGCAATTCGCAGAAGTGCCGAAGAAGCAGCTGCAAGACTATCTGGCGGCCAGCGACAAGGAAGAGTACTCAGCCCCATTCCCGCTGAAGTACAAACTTGGACTGGTTGTTGACAGTTACGATGCCATAGATATAAACTGGGTGATAGAGTTTTTGTCAAGGCAGTAAATATGCCTTGACAAATCCGTCGTAGTATGGTAAACTCTGGGTCATCCCCACAAGGGATCCAATCAAACTGAACGAAGCAAGCCAATTGCCTAACGGCACGTGCGAAGCGAGAGCTTACATAGAAGACCCAAAACCTGGAACCAAATTAGAGCGCGAAACTAGACTGATACTGAGAGCATAGCCGAGCAATCGGATGGGGCGAGAAACACGGAGGAGCTACGAAAGCAGGGCTCCTTGATAGGCTAGTTTCGGGGGCGGGTCGACGAAGAGGCGGAGCGACGCACCGCTACATTGCGTGATGAGCGCCAGTGATTCACGCAACCATAGAATGATTCTTGTATGTCGGAGATGATCGCGCAAGCGGCAGCTCTTTATTACTGTGCTGGCTTACGGGCTCTTAGTTCCTGTGGTGGCGGCAGGGACAATGAGCGCCTGGTAACCTGTAGTTGCACCCAGAGCAGCCATAAGCAACTACTTGTATCGAGCTGCAAATCACATCCCGTCAAGTTTCCGTAGAGGAGGGAGTAACTGATCTGTGTGGGCCAATAACCCACCACTGGTAAATCACTTACCTGGGCAGTGCCTTTCGTTGAGGCAGGTCAGTTGGGTTATGCCCCCAGAAAATAGGTAACAGTGTGCGGTATTTCCGCACTCCATCGCCTACGCACTAGGCAAACTAATAGTGCGCAAGACTGTGTAAATCAGGACATACACCTCAACTCCCATCAACATCCGATCCACCAGGCACAGTTTTGTGCTAACGATCGGGTGTCGATGGGAGTAGTGTATCTCGCGTCATCAAGTGTACTGAGTGGGTGGTGCAGGCCTACAAAATGGTGTGAGGGCAAGTAACAGATGTCTCGGCACATTTTACGGGGTGTGAGAACAAAAACATCTTACGGTGAAGGTGTCTACTGGACAGTACGCTCTGGAACGCCAAGCTATACCCGTTTGGTTTTTATAAAGGCGTAAGCCGCATTGTACCTGGAGGTCGGATTGATCAATAAAACTATCAGTGATCTGGTAAAACGGTTCGGAGAGGGCTCGGTAATGCTGCTCTCCGACGCAGGAAACATGCAAGTGGAGACCGTCTCTACAGGGTCTTTGTCTTTGGACATTGCTCTGGGTGGCGGCGTGCCGCGTGGGCGCATTGTAGAGGTGTACGGCCCTGAATCCAGCGGCAAGACCAGCGTATGCCTGCATATTATCGCTGAGGCACAGAAGTCTGGTGGCTACTGCGCCTTTGTGGATATGGAGCATGCCCTGGATCCAGAGTACGCAGCCAAGCTGGGAGTAGACCTGACCCGCCTGGCCGTATCGCAGCCAGACTCTGGAGAGCAGGCCCTTGAAATCGCGGAGGCATTTGTGCGCTCTGGTGACGTCGATGTAGTTGTCGTCGACTCTGTGGCCGCGCTTGTTCCTCAGCGTGAAATCGAAGGAGACATGGGCGACGCCCAGATGGGCGCCCAGGCGCGACTGATGAGCCAGGCACTCAGAAAGCTGGCTGGCGCAGTCAGTAACAGTAAGTGCATCCTGATCTTCACCAATCAGATCCGCATGAAGGTCGGGGTCATGTTTGGAAACCCCGAGACTACGTCAGGAGGGCAGGCGCTCAAGTTCTATGCCTCCCAGCGGATCGACATCCGCAGGGTGCAGACGCTGAAAAGCGGTGATGAAGTTCTGGGCAATCGCACCAGGGCCACGGTCGTAAAGAATAAGGTAGCACCGCCCTTCAAGAAAGCCGAGTTCGACATCTTGTTCGGGAAGGGTATCTCCCAGGAAGGCGAGATTCTTGACATCGGCGTAAAGCTGAACGTGATCACCAAACGCGGTGCCTTCTTCTCGTATGGAGAACTGCGCCTCGGGCAGGGTAGGGACAACTCCGTTGCTTATATCAAGGAGCACCCTGGGCTGGTGCAGGAGCTTCGTGAAATCATCATGGCCGCCGCAGGCGGTGGGGCCCAGGTTGTCGAGCCCTCCGAAGAACTGGAATCCGTAGAAGAGTGAGTTTCCACGTGGAAAGGATGTGAGATGATCCGAGCATGGGTCGAGAAAATTATCGAGCAGTACCTGGAGCGCCACGCCTCGTTGCGTGCACAAATCCAGATCGCTGAAATGAGGCCTGGCAGGAAGTACATCATCTTCGTCAGCGATGACGACACGATGCAGGCGCTTGGGGCGGAGCTGAAGAAAATTGTCAGCGGCGATATAGGCCCCACTGTTGCGGTAGTGTCCACGAAGCGGGCGAGCTTTGTCGAGCTACTCCCGCCAGACTAGTCGACTATTAGCCTTGACATAAAAAAGTAAGTATGCTATAATTATCACTGTCAAGCGACATGGTCAGTTCTCCCTTTGAGCCGTCCTGGGTGTGTTTGGACACCCAGGGCAAGCACTCGTGGCGCAATGGACAGCGCAGGTTGTTCCTAACGACAAGGTTGGTGGTTCGAGCCCACCCGAGTGCACTCGCAATACCAGAACCTTTACAACTTACTCTGTAATTTACACGTCTCGCTGGTGGGTGGCGGAAGCCCCGCGTCCTTCGGCGGGAACGCACTCAAGCGCTGGTAGCCCGAGCCAGGAGCCAGCAGTAGAGGTCGCAAGTCAGGCTGTGGTAACGTCCGTGTCACCTGGGGCCGTCTTAGGGTTCGGCTGTATCCAGGGATGGCGGGTCAGGGTGGTATCCAAATATAACCAGAAGGCGCCCTGTTGGAGGTAGGCAGTCCTCCCAGAAGAGTTGATGTAGGCATGATCAGCCTGCGGATCTTCTGTAGCGAAAAATCCACGAGTCTGCTGTGCGTCCGATCTTTGGCAGGATCGGCCCACCATCGAGACGTGTATAGCATTTTGGGTGTCATGTGGGCCACTTGCCCACTTACACACACGCGTGCAGGAGGTAGGCCTAAAAGCAGCCATCCTTCAAAGAGTCGCGAACGGAAAAAGTAGGGGTGGCCACCCCGAAATAAGCACGACATAGGGAACTCACCCGAGTGTCGGTATAACCGTAGGGAAGAGGTCACGAACTTTTCGGCAGCCTGGCGAAGTCTTTCTATCCGCAGTAATGCGGGGAGTTCCAATATGTGCTGGGCTGCGCGTGACAGCGTCTGCGTGATCATGGGTGCGGATTTGCCCACACAACTAAACGGAACTGTGGGTCTGATGCTGGGAGAGCGGATGAGTGATGGTACCAGCAGACGTCCGTGCACCGCCCTTAGAGCGTTTGGCGTAGTAGCACACTACACGCGTAGTTTTTTGACGCAGTTATTGGGCGCGTCTTTCATCGGAGCGTAAACCAACGGTAGGTTACTCGCTTTGGAGGCGAGATAGTGCAGGTTCGAGTCCTGCCGCTCCGACTTCGGGTAGGAGCAGATCCTAGTGCAAGGGAGGTGCTATAGGCAACAAGCGGAAATGCCCGTCAAGCTGAGTAGGCGGCGTTGCTGAGTTACGCGCATGCACGGAGTGGCGGGAGGCCTGACAAGCTGATGTGTCCACACCGAGCCCGAGAAACATTTACTGGTGCACTTATTGTTATTCTCTTTGGTGACCGTTACCCAATCTAAAGCGGTGGTACACAACTCCCTTGTGCCCACTCGCAAGGGAGTTTTCTTTTTGTGGAGGAGAAATGAGAACACTGTTCGTTGATATTGAGACGACTGGCCTGGCCCCCGAGAAGGGCCATGTTCCGCTCTCGCTGGCGTTTATCCTGGACAATGGCTCCGAGGACGACACCGAACGGAAATCGCTGCTCGTGAACGTGCGGCCTACCGCCGACGAGTTCGCGAAGGCAGACCCTGGTGCGCTCGACGTGAACGGGTTCAAGTCCTACGACGCATTCAACGGAGACGACTGGGTTGACCCAAGTGAGGCCAAGCGAGCGATCGTTGAGTGGCTCCTGCAGCACGACGTGAACTCGGAGTCTGTGAAGTACGTTGGCCAGAACCCTACGTTTGACTTGCGTTTCCTGGAGTCCTTCATGGGGGCTGAGCTGCACTGGCTCGACTTCCCGTTCGTGCCCACTGACGTCATTGACATCGCCAAGAGGGTGGCATCGGAGAAGGGCGTCAAGTTCCAGAACTTCAAAGGGTGGGGCATTGCCCGCGCCCTGGGCGTGGAGGAAGAAGGCAAGCTCCACCTGGCTATGGGCGGCGCTGAAGCCGCTCGTCGGAATTACTACGCAGCGATGCGAAAACTCGCAGAGTAAGGAGACACAATCATGTCAGCAAACAACAGCGTCAACTTGATCGGTCGTCTGGGGAAAGACCCCGAACTGCAGTACCTCAACAGCGGCACGGCGATGGCCCGCTTCTCCCTTGCGGTTGACCGCTTTGGGAAGAAGGAGGACAAGAAGGAGCCCATCTGGGTGAATTGCTCCGTGTACGGCACGTCCGCCGAAGCGGCTGCGAACTTCCTCGGCAAGGGCCGCCTGATCTCCATCGAAGGTCGCCTGGACACGTTCTCGTACGAGAAGGACGGGGAGAAGCGCCACGGCTTCGAGGTCAAGGTCAGCGATTGGAAAGCACTGGACTTCAAGAAAGACGATGGCGGCGCCCCTGCAGACGATGCGGAGTACCAGGAAGAGCCTGCTGTGCCCGCCACCACCGAGTACCCGTTCTAGCTGTTCCACGCAAAACAAAAGGGGCTCACGCAAGTGAGCCCCTATCTTAGGAGGATTCATGGGTAGGACGAAGAACAAATCCGACAAACGTCTGATGAACAACAGTGAGCTGTCTGCCTTCTTGAGCCGCATCCTGGGCACGGGCCTCGAGCAGTACGGCGAGAGCTACAGCATGGCTGTGCAGGAAGCCGACATGCGCCTTGAACGCATCGGGCTCAGCCCGAAGACGGTACAGGCCAGGGTGATCCTCGCCGTTGGGGTACTGGTTGCGCTCGCCGTGACGAAGCACCTCTCCGAGCGGCAGGCTGTCGAAGAGCCTGACCAGGAGCAGCCCGAGGCGAAGGTCGTAGAGGAATAACAAAGTGCCAGCCTACAGCTCAATCAAGGATCTAAAGAATCGGCTGGCGAAGTATCAGCCGTCAGAGTACCGCGACTGGTCTGTAGACCTGGCACTTCATCTAGCTCTCGCCAGTCTGGCTTTGGACAAGCTGGCTGAGTACGGTGTCGACCTCAAGTTTCAAGACAGAGAACTTGTGCGTGATGCCATCGAGATGGCCTGGCGCGACCTGCTATACATGCGTCTGAACAGAGTTCCTGAGCATATCATGCTGTCGGACGTACGCAGGCCAGTCACAATCACGCGGGCAGGAAGGATCGTCAATGAAGATCAGTTTGCCGTACAAAATTTCAGGGACGCCTATCGTAGCGGTGCTGAGTTTACAGCTCCGCGTAAGACCAGAGATGTCCATGCTCGCCACAGAAAGCGGGTACGGGCCCGAAGAGCTGCAGAACCTGCTCAGACAGGAAATGCAGATGGTGGCGCTGCAGGTGGCCAGCGCACTGGGGATTGAGTATGACCCAGAACCAGGCGAGTAAACTCCCGTCCGTCGAGCTGTGGACAGACGGCTCTGTCATGGGCAACCCTGGGAAGGGCGGCTGGGCCGCTATCCTGAGGATGGGTACGCGCTGCCGTGTCCTGGGTGGGTACGTTCCGATGGCCACGAACAACTACATGGAGGCCCTCGGAGCTCTTGAGGGGCTGCGTGCTCTGAACCAGCCCTGTAACGTGTCGCTTTACACAGACAGCAGGTACGTAATCAATGGAGTCGCAAGGCTGCAGCGGCGTAGCAGGCTGAAAACAAACGTCGAAATTTGGGATCAAATGGCCCCGCATGTGGCCAGGCATTCGATCCAACTCATTCAGGTGGCTGGGCATAGCGGGTACACATACAACGAGTACGCTGACACCGTTGCGTCGTCGGCGAGAGAGTGGGAAGCCAAGATTGACTACTACACGGAAACCGTACCCGAAGCCGTCCAGAAGCGCTCGGATCGCAGAAAAGGAAAACAAGCGGCGCGAACTCAGAGATTACCGTAACGGGCAGTATGCGCTCGCAAAGCAGCGGGACGGAGGGTACTGCGTATTCTGCTACTTTCAGGAGAGCGTGCTGCGCCAGGCCTCGGAAGTGCACCATGTGTACAGTCGTGGTAGGATCGTTGGCGACTGGCGGGAGCACTATACCAACCTGCTGTGTACGTGTGTTCGCCATCACCCTCCGCCAATTATCACGCCTGGAGGAAGCGCTACGCTAGGGTGGGTTGAGGCCATCAAGGATCTCGCCAACGCCTTCCCGATCAATAAGGAGTTTACTGGTGGTAGGAAAGAAGAAGGATCCTGAGATCCTCCCGTTCGATGTGCCTGAGCAATATGAGCTGCTCGCGGAGTTTACGGTTCTTGGGGAACCTGGCAGGAAGTCCAACCAGCGCAGGATCGTAAAGAACAAACGCACGGACAAACCAATGATCATCAAGAGTCAGAAGGCCATGAGCTACCAGAGTAGCTTTCTGAAGCAGATCACTGGTGCCCTGAAGAACAAGTGGGGAAGTCGTGACGAGCTTCTGCTGGTGTGGGCACACGTGTACTACGCGTCGAACCGACCAGACTTGTCTGCCGAGCTGCTCACTGATCTTTTGCAGCAGGCTGAAATTATCTCGAACGATCGCTGGATCAAAAGTCATGTACTGTTCGGTTCCGTGGATAAGGAAAATCCTCGGACAGAGTTCCGCCTTTACCGTTTGAAGTAGCTACAACTAAATCCATCAGACCCTCAAGGGCACGACCTTTGAGGGTCTTTCAATCACAGGAGTTCAGATGCTCTTCCCTACCGATTTTGCCCAGGAAATTTTTGACCGTAAGTACAAAGGCACGCTGCAAGACGCCGACGCTTTCTACAGGACGCTTGCTGACACCGTCGCTTTGGGCGACCAGGAGCTTGCTGGCAAGTTCCACAAAATGTTGACCACGTTTCGATTCAGCCCAGGCGGGCGCATCCTGGCGTACAATGGTAGGCAGAACTCCCGTATGAGCCTGATCAACTGCACCACGCATCAGGTGGAGGACGACAGCCTGGAGTCGATCTCAGAGGCAGCATACACCATTATGATGGCCTCCAGCCGCGGGCAGGGCATTGGTCTTGACTTGAGCAAGCTGCGCCCAAAGGACGCCCCCGTCAACAACGCCGCCGTGACATCTACTGGCGCAGTGTCCTTTATGGAGATGCTGAACCACGTCGGTGGTACGATCGGGCAGGATGGTCGGCGTGCCGCGCTGCTCTTCTCGCTGAGCGTGGATCACCCAGACATTTGGCGCAAAGGAAAGCAGGACGCCAAGTGCCCCAAGTGCTCGGGCAGCGGGTGCGACTTCTGTGACTACTCGGGGCACATCAGCTACGACTTCCTGCATGTGAAGTCCCTCCCAGGGCATGTGGAGTCCGCCAATATCTCCGTGCTGCTGTCCGACGCCTTCATGGAGGCGGTGCGCAAAGACATTCCCTGGACAATGCGGTACGAAGGCGACAGTGGGGGTGAGAGTTTCCGCGTGGAAACTACCGTGCGTGCCGTGGATCTTTTCAAAGAACTTGCGGAGAATGCCTGGCGTGCTGCTGAGCCTGGCGTGCTGTTCGCAGACACAGCTCGGCGCATGTCGAACTCTGACCTGTTCGGGAAGCGGTGGAAGGTGGTAGGTACGAACGCCTGCCAACCAGCGATCGCTACGGTGCTTACGCCAGAAGGCATCAAGACAATGGGCGAGATCTCTGAGGGCAGCGTGATCATGGGAAAGAACGGGTGGACTACTGTTTTGCGTAAGTGGTCTACTGGCGTGAAGCCTGTGCACAGGTATACAACCTCGAAGGGCGAGTTCATTGGAACAGAAGACCACAAGGTTTTCCAGAAGGGTGTGCGCACGCTGGCTCGGGATGCTGAGACGATCGACACTGCGGCAGGCGTTCTCGAGCCGTCTGGGGAGTTTTCTGCTCAGGCGGTCATGGACGGTCTTTTGGTTGGGGATGGATCGTTTCACGCTGGCTGCGTCAATCCGCACCTGTACATTGGTAGTATGGATGAGGACTACCTGACGTCTGAGGTGGCCGATCTTATCGTAGGGATCGGAGGCGTCGATACGAATGCCCGTGCGTACTACGTGAAGTCGACGCTCACCATCAGCGACCTGCCTAAAACCTACGAGCGAGTCGTTCCTGCTCAGTACTTCCGCGCCAACCCAGACAAGATGGCATCTTTTCTTCGCGGTCTGTTTTCCGCCAACGGGTACGTTGTGCGCATCGACGGTGCAGCGTCTCGCGTTGGTTTGAAGCAGACGAGCCATGCCCTGATCAAGCAGGTGCAGCAGATGTTGTCTGCGCTGGGCATCACTTCCTACGTGACCGTTTCTAAGGCGAAGAAGATCGCCTTCGACAACGGTGAGTACGACGTGAAAGAAGCGTACGATCTGAACCTGTCCCCCACACAGGCGGAGAAGTTCATGGATGTGATCGGCTTCATCCAGGCGTACAAGAACGATGCCTACGTACCTCCCGCACACAATCAGTACTCACACCCGACCTCGAGGGGCGGGAAGGTACAAAGTGTTGAGTTACTTGGCGACATGGAGGTGTTTGACATTACCGTTGACGACAAGGAACATGCGTACTGGACTGGTGGCCTGCTCGTGTCGAACTGCTCAGAAATGTTGCTGGATCAGGATGGCGTGTGCAATCTTGGTTCCACCAACCTGGGCCGCTACATTGTCCATCCCTACACGGACGATGCCTACCTGGACACCAACGCCCTCTGTGAAGACGTGCGCACAGCGGTGGAGTTCCTTGACAATGTGCAAGACATTGAGCTTCGTGATGATCGCTCGATCAGCAAGAAGCAGCGCGAAAGCATCGTCTTCCTGCGCAGGGTTGGTCTGGGTGTTGCTGGGTACGCGGATGCCCTGGTGAAGCTGGGCCTGCGGTACGCTGCTAACGAGGACACCTTGACGGCGACGAGCATCATGTTTGGTACGATCCGCGACGCGGCCTACCAGGCGTCCATTGATCTTGCCAAGCGCAAGGGGCCATCCGTGGCCTGGAAGGGTGCGAGCGCATCCCGCAGGAGGGAGATTGTCGAGGGTGGTTTCTACGCTACGCTGCAGGATGGCCTGAAAGACCAGATCGTCGAACACGGGTTACGCAACGTAACGCTGTTGAGCATCGCCCCGACTGGTACGATCTCCAATTTGCTGGGGGCGTCCTCTGGCATTGAGCCACTGTTTGCCCACGAGTACACTCGGCGTGTGCGCATCAACGGCAAAGATGAGTTCGTCCAGTACGTGCACCCTGGCGTGGAGGAAACGCGCCTGCTCGGCATTCCCGACTCTGTGTGGGACACCTCCTACACTGTAAGCCCAGAAGACCACATCCTCATCCAGGCGGAGATCCAGAAGTACGTTGACAGCTCGATCTCAAAGACCGTGAACCTGCCGAAAGATGCTACCGTCCAGGATGTGGCTCGGGTGTACATGCTGGCCTGGAAGAACGGATTGAAGGGCTGCACTGTTTACCGTGACGAGTCTCGTTCGGAGCAGGTGCTGTACGCCAAGAAAGCTGTCGAGGACGATGCTTGCCCGAGTTGCGGGGAGCCCCTCGTGCACAAGGACGGCTGTGCCGAGTGTCTGAGCTGCGGTTACGGGAAGTGCTCGCTGTAGTAGAACAAGTGTTTCGTCTGTAAATGCAGGGGTATGGTTGATTCCATACCCTTGCTTTTTTTGAGTAAGTATGCTATAATAACGGAAGGAGGAGAAACAATGGCCGTACTAAAGAAGGCTCTACCAATTGTGTTTATCTTGCTGTTCGTCGGCTTGCTGATCTTTTCGCAGATTCAGACGGCCAGGATCAACGCCGACCCAGCGCTTGTCGCTTCGAGGGCGGATCTCGCTGAGAAATCCGCGCTTGAGTGGCAGGCTAAGGAGTCGTACTACAAGACTCTGCCGAGTATCCTGGTCTCGGGCGGGTATGCGTTCCTGGCAGGCTTACTTGGAGTCGGCCTGATCTTGCTTACATTATCGGTCTCCGCGCACATCGCGGCTGGCGCGTGGCGGAAAGTTATTACTACTGGTATGGGGTACGTGAGGGAGGACAAGGACAGTGGAACGACTCGTGTCTATTTGGCGGCACCGAACACGGTGGTTGCCGCCCATCTCAATCGGATTGCTGAGCGCACTACTGATACTACTGACGGCAACGTACGTGGGGCTGGCTGGCTTCAACCCGCTGGATCCACTGGAGGCGACCCCGTCGATACTCGGGTGGCTGCCGTACGCGGAGACAGGCCTGACGCTGGAAAACGTTCCGCAGGTGATGCTGTTGCGGGAGGAACCTCTATCGGAGGAAATGGCGCAGGTACCCGTCGCTCAGACATCGCCAAGCTCAAGTAATCAGTACACCCCAACCACACACGCTCTGGTCAATACACCAACACCGCAGCCAACGCCAGAGCCAACACCAGAGCCTGTTGTAGAGGCCGCTGCGGAGGAATCCCGTAGCGGTCTATCTGATAACTGGCCCTCGGAAATTCAACGTTGGGGTGATCAAATATACGCGTGCGAGGATGAGTTCGGGCATGACCCTGACCTGGTAGCAGCGGTGATGTTTGTTGAGAGCTGGTTCAACCCAGAGACATATCCGCAAGGTTATACCAGGTGCCCAGACGGGCCTTCATCCTCATCGTGCACGTCCTCAGCAGGCGCTATGGGTCAGATGCAGGTCATGCCGTTTCATTTCAAGAACGGCGAGAACGGGCGAGACCCCGATACGAATATTCGCAAGGGATGCGCCGTTCTTCGCACTTACCTGGACTACATGGGAACCCTGAAGGGTGGCCTGGCTGCGTACAATGCAGGCCCAGGCGGAGCTGCGAACGGTGGTGGCTGGGGGTACGCGGATAAGGTACTCTCGGTTTACGAGCAGTTTAGGCAGTGAGAGGTGTCATGTGAGTAGTGGTACGTTTGTGCTTGTGATTACGTTACTTTTGGGCGGGTGGACGGCGGCGCTGATCGCTGGTATACTCCTTTACAGGAGCAGAGGCAAGCAAAAAGAACTCAAAACTCTGCAAGAGGTGGGTGTTCCGATCGACTGGGGCATCCTCGCGACAGGTGCGTCTGGTGACACACGGCTTGAGGTAGCCTGGCTACGCACAGCCCAGCAGATGTACAATATATTCTGCAAGAAGCACCACGACTACGGGCCGCGAAACATTGGTGTCGGAGGGGTGCCAGGTGTCGTTATTCGTATCGGCGACAAGACCTCGCGCCTTTGGAATCTTACTGGCGTAACCAAACACAATACGCGGCTCGTCGCTGATGAGTCCGTGCGCGACTCGTTCCTTGACCTGGCAAACTACGGCATAAGTGGCGCCATGCTTGTCGAAGGGTCGTGGCCAAAATATAAACCAGAGGAGGTATGGTCTGTTGCACGAAACAACTGATGTAGGCGCCACTGTGTTGTTCGCTCGCGAGGATTTTGACTTCCAACACGGTGGCGCAGAGCAGTTCGAATAGATGCTGCTTCGGCAGCAGTCAAAAGGCTTTGACCTGATTGTTTGGCGCCTTGAGGGCAGCCGTATTATTTGTTACTTCGATAAAGTGCTTGGTGGTAGAGGGGAAATGGGAAGCAACTTCATGGACATAGAGCAGTCACTCCAGGTTGCTCCCTGGAGCTTCTTTCGACTGTGTACGGGCACACGCTTACGCGTGCTCGTTTGGTGGCGGCCCTGACGGCCCGCTACGGAAGGCCGTTTATTGGTAGCTCTGTTGTCACAATGATCGAGATCGAGTGCACGAGCGGCTTCAGCAAGGACTCGATCGCCAAAACTGCATTTAGGAGGGTTCGTGAAGTTGTCGCTAAAGTTTTCAAAGCTCGATGACATGGCGCTTGCGCCGACGCGCAAGCATGCTACGGACGCTGGCGCGGATGTGTATTCGCTGAATGAGGTGCGCATCTCGCCGTTTGGTGTCGGCATTGTCAGGACTGGCCTGGCGTTCCATGTACCAAAGGACACGATGCTTCTGGCCAAGCCCAAAGGAGGAAGTAACTTTTTACTGGGGGCCGGTGTCGTAGACACAGGGTTCATGGGAGAAATATTGATCAAGGTCGTGAACACGACTCCCGACGAAATGGTCGTCTTCCGTGGCGCCCCCGTCGCCCAGCTCGTGCTTGTCCCGATACTCACGCCTCCGCTTGAGGAAGTTCCCCAGGCCGAGTTGTATGCGGAGCCTACTCCACGTGCCGACACGGGCGGCATCGTTGATCAGAACAAGAAAAAGGAAGGTAATAAGTAGGCCCTATATATTGACACCATAAATAAGGTGTGGTATAATGGAGCCCAAGCGGCTGGTAAAGCGCCAGCCGCTTTTTGATTCCTGGAGGATCCATGTCACGTGTCAAGTTCTTTCCGTCGTCTACGATGATCTTCGGGTACACCGACGATAACAAGCCGTTGTTCTGGGATTTGTTGGATCCAGGCGTTCGTTCTGTCCTCGTGGTAGCTGAAGATCCGCACGCACTCATGGCCCCGTGGCTGAGTGAAATGTACGCAGCCAGCCATATCGACGCAAACCTTACGCTTTTGCACGGCGACGAGAAGTACGACCTACCTGTG